AAGGACAGGGTTAAAGCTGAAAAGGCGGATCTGGAAAAACAGAAAGCCGAGTTTGAAGCCCAGAAAACCGATGCGTTCAGCAAGATCCGGCAGCAGACAGATGCGGCACAATTCACACCGGAAGATTACGAGCAGATAGCTCAAGAATACCGGGATGAAGGTGAGGACGATCTGGCTAAAGCAGCAATCGCTAAGGCTCAGACAGCACGGGAAACTATCGAGCAGCAGAAAGTCCTCACAGCGCAGAGGACAGTGATGGAACAGTGGGAGGCTAATTTGAGTCAGAACGTGAAGGATAATCCGGATCTGAAGAGTCAAGACTCCGAGCTCTATAAATTAGTTTCTGAACTGTTGGATAGAAAGAAGATTTTGGCAACCTACCCGGAAGGCATCAACGATGCAGTGGAAGCTGCAAAGGCGTTTATTAAGGCGAACCGAGTGGACGAATTGGAAACGGAAAACTCCAAGCTCCAGAAGGAGCTCAAGGAGTTGAATGAGAAAACACAACTGAACGGGAGCACCGTTGATCAGTCAGGAAGAGCTGAATCTTTCGACAGTCTAGCACCAGATAAGCAGCGTAATGAACTGCTCAAGATGGTGAGGGACGCAGACCAACGGGGCTTGGTGCTCACAAATTAAATTAAAGAATAAGGTAGATTATTATGGCGGGAATTACGGACACCAGTTCAACTGGAATCACAAATTCACTACAGGCTTATTTTAGTAAGCAACTTCTGCATCAGATTACGCAGAATCTAGTTCTGGATCAGTTTGCCAAGCGGCAAGCGTTACCAGAAAAGGCGGGGAAAAACTCAGTTAGGTTTTTCCGTTATGTGGAGCCGAATACAACGGACGTTAAGTCACTCACTGAAGGCGATGGTCACACAGGCGGAACAGCTTGGGCCAAGGGAGCCTACAAGGAGATGACTCTGGAATATGTTGATGTGAGTCTTGCACAGGTGGGACAGGTGATCGGGATTTCTGATCTCTTAACCGCTCAAGAGCTCTTCAACCACTTGGAACAAGCCACGACTGTAAACGGTCAGGATGCGGCTCTTCAGTTGGACAACAAGATCAGTTATACCCTCGGTGATGATACTTCTATCACTGGCGGCACGACGATCACGACCAACAAGATCAGCCGATACGCTGGGTCTGCTGCTTATTTCACGGTAGCCCCCACTTCTTCGCAAGTGATGAGCGGTCTGGAATTGCTGGATACGGCCACGGCTCTGAAGGTCAACAACGCACCGACTACGAGCGGCTACTACACGGCAGTTGCGGATCCTCGCGTGTTGCGTGATCTCCAGAACGATTCCGATTGGATCAGCTCACGGCACTACGGTGATCCGGATGCGATCTTTAAGGGTGAAGTTGGCAAGTACGCCGGGATCCGGTGTATCGAGTCCACCAACTCCTATCGGACAGCCGCCGGCAATGCCACGGCTCGCGTGACTTACAGCGCCGCCGGCAACACCTACAGCACTTTTGTGTTTGGTGATCAAGCCTACGGTGTTGTTGATCTGGCATCACAATCCCCTTACGGGCCTAAGATGCAGATTGCTCAAGGGCCGGACAAGACGGATCCGTTGGCACAGCTCACGACTATCGGCTTCAAGACTTATTACGGCCAAGCAATTTTGCAGCCGAAGTTCTTGGCTCAGGTCTATAGTGGTACGAACTACAGCTAAGATTAACCGCTGGGAGGGGGTAACTCCTCTCCCAGCTTTTTTAATATTATGCCTACAGTATCAATACCAATGGCCGCGATTACGATGGCCAGCGAGGACGGTGAAATGGTTTCACCGTCTGAAGGTGATGCAGTCTCCTTTACTATAGAGGGAACTGTTGAAGGAATGGACGGCGATATGGCCAACGTAGCAATGGAAACCGTCAACGGACAGCCGGCTTATCCGGAGGAGGAAATCGTTGAGGAGGAAGTTGTGGAAGGCCCAAGCCGTGATGAGCTAATGGCTGAAATGGTCGAAATCGACGCAAACGGAGGAATATAATTATGGCGAACAGAATAGTTGGCAAAACAATGGAGGGCCGCCAGTACACGAGTACCGGCGCGAACAGCAACCAGAAACCCGTTTCAATAGAAGCGGACAATGGCGATACAAGTACGGCAAACTCAGCTACTCCGTTTTTGGAGTTCACAAACGCGAAAGTGGATGGATCAGATAAAGACGGAAGGACTAACCTAACAAAGTACGCAGTTTCTGGCTTAACGCCGGGGGCAAGTGATATTGAGGGCGTTCTGTGCAGTATAAACGGCGTGCAGTATTGGATGCCGGTCTATAAAGCCGATTGATGCCTTTATTGGATTACAAGAATAACGAGACGGGAGAGGTCAAAGAATTTTTGGCCTCTCCTAGCCTCGACAATTTTACGGATGGAGAGGGGAGCTGGGAAAAGCTAGATGTTCCCACCTCATTCAGTTTCGGGGGGCAAGTCACTCCCTTCACTCCAAAGGAACAAGTCAAGGGAGCCTTGCGCTCTGCTGAGCTGAATCCTAAAGGGTGGAAAAGCCGCTACACCAAGGGGCAGATGAAAAAAGTTTGGGATCTTTAAGGAGAAAAAAATTATGGCAGCAAAAAGACAAGGGTATAAATCAAGGCAAGACGAATCTCTCGGTGCTCGTCGCGGAGCGCGGAAGAGCCTGAAAAACAAAGTTTCAAAAGCTGGCCGTAGGGCTATGGCCTCCGGGCCTCGCAAGGCAGCCGGCGGTAAGAAGTTCGGGCTCACGCCCAGAAAACGGAGGTAAACAATGAGTACCCAGAATGATGTGCTCCACAACTTTGGAGCCACGACAAATATAGAGCTGTCTGTCCCAACCGGATCGGTGACTGATTCAACGATCCAAACCGAGATGAGTCCGGCTTTTCTGATGATGCAGAATGTTGGCACTGTGCCGGTTTTTTACCGGCTCACTCTGGACGGTGATGCCAGTGGTTCAACCAAATGCGCCACAACCTCCGGCAACTACAGCGGGATTTTGGCAGCCGGTGATGCCGATGAGGACGGCAGTGGCGGCTGGGTTACATTTGCCGGCTATGTGAATGGCTTGAGCTTCTGCACTGGCTCCGGCACTGGGAAGGTCAACGTGGCTTATAGTGGCAGAATGGGGGATTAAACGATGGGAATAGCCAATTACACATATAACCGCTCGACCAGCGGCGGTGAGATCATAACGCATCTGATCAACAGCACCGATGGCCAAGGCTTAAATTTCGCAAACGGGGCGTTGCTTCAGCTTGCCTATGCGGCGGGTGGAGTATTCGGGACTGCCGACTTCTCGATTGAGTTCATAATTGATCAGTCATCTGCCAACTCCAACAACAAGATACTTTATACTTCTGGCGGCAGTAATGAGTTTCAGATAACGAGCGAAACCGGCAGTTCTAAAATAGAACTTACTTTCGACTCAACGGATTACGATTTCTCGTATGATATGTCGGCGGATTACGGTTCTCCGGTTCATTATGTGATGACGTTCGACCGGAGTGCTTTGGCGACTCTGTATAAAGACGGCAATTCGGTTGCAACCGTTGACATTAGCGGATCGAGCGGGGTTAATTTAGACAACACTGGCACGGCAGCCGGTTATCTTGGGGGCGTATCAAATTACGGTGTGACCGGCGTGTTTTATCGCTGGAGAACGTGGAAAAAACTTCTGTCAGCGGCAGAGGTGACTGCGTGCTACGAAAATGCTTCTGTCCCGATTGTGGATCAGTGGACGAACTGCGTGACTGATCTGGATTTCGCTTTTGCCAACCCAGAAATGTCGCTGCAAATCCAATCCCGGTCAGGCGCGGGTGACGCAACGGCATCTGTTGGAATTTCTCAAATCACGCCTATTGAGCAGTTGAACAGCAAGTCGGCTCGCATAGGAACGAGTGCGGCGACACCGGCTGATGGGGATTTGGTGGTTAGTGGCAACGTGCTTGTGGCTGGCACAACCGCAATTGCCGCGTTCGGAACGCACGCTTGGGGGCCGGCGTTGCAGCAACTTGGTTCTCAAGGCATAGCGTCTGTTAGAACCGAGACAAGCGCTTGGGGTGGTTCGTTACATTTGGCAAGTTCAAACGGAACTGCTGCTTCTCCAACTGCTGCCGCTGACGATGATGCTGCCGGTGCAGTTTATTTTGAGGCATACGATGGCACGGACTTCAAAAACTATGTCGGCGGGATAGAGTGCCAATTGGATGGTGCAGTTGCGTCCAACGACACTCCCGGCAGATTGGTTTTTTCAACGGCAGCGGATGGTGCGAATACGCTGACCGAAAGAATGCGAATCGACTCGGCTGGTGTCATAAGTTGCTCCAACGAAATTCAGATGACCCACGCTGATGGGTCGCTACTAAACCTCTGGCGAACTACATCGTCTGCTGACGGTATGCTCGGCACGATTCGTTTTGGAAATACCAATACTGACTCTAATTTAGCGAATATCGTTTGCACGCAAGACGGTGCTATTAGAAGTGCGAAACTAGAATTTCAAACGCAACCGGATTATGGTGCTGCGACAACTCGCCTGACCATCTCAAGCGCGGGCCTCGCGACCTTCGCGCCGGGAACCAACACCGCTGGCATTAACGTAACGACCGCTGGCGACCCAGCTTACGGCATTAAGTTGCAATCTGGCAGCGCGGCCATAACGAATCCGAGCCTTTGGGTTTACAACAATGGTGCAAGCACAGCCGCCTTGGCTTTTCTCGAACAAGACCAAGCAACCGCCACTGGCGATGTTCTGCATATCCAGAACGATGGGAGTGGCCGGTCAATTTACGTCGAAGGCGGCGGCATCGTTGAACAAGGCGGCGTCCTCAAATCCAACTTGCTGACCAACTCCGGCTTCGGAGTGTGGAGTAACTCGACGCTGGAGACGGTTGCCGGTGCGAGTGATTTAGTCACTAACGGCACTTTCGCATCCGATACTGGATGGACAAAGCAAGTCGGTTGGACAATTGCAGGAGGCAAGGCGGTTTGCACTAACGGGACACTCAATGAACATATCTACCAAACTGCGACTGGATTAGTTGTCGGGAAGTTATACAGAATGAGTGTAACTTGCACGGATTTCACAGACGGATCCGGCACGTTGTATAATGCGTTCTCGGCCACGTCCAGCACGGAAACAATTACTGGCGCATCACAAACAATCACACAAGTGTTTGAAGCAAATGCAACATCCGGTATGATTGCTGTTACTTGTGCCACAGCGGGTAGTGATTTTTCTGTTGATAATTTCACACTCTACGAAGTCACGCCGGGGTGTATCGCCGCTAATACGCTGGCGTTTGATGGGTGGAATAAAGTTGGTGATAATACAAACATCTACCGGCAACATAATGACTCGACCTTTACAAAAGACGGCTCATTTTACTCGCTAAAAATATCAACAACAGCGGTAACCCAGTATTTATACTGGCCCACCGTTCCTATCAGCGCGACTCTAGATTTTGCAGCCAGATTTCAAAGCAGAACTGTGACAATAGGTGCTTGGGTCTACACAGACACGGCAAGCCACTTTAAATTGGGTATTTTTGACTCTGCTGGTGGTGGTCATTTTTACAGCGACCCCCACACGGGGGGAAGTAGTTGGGAGTGGCTAGAGTTGACTCATACATTTTCTGCGACAGCCGCTAATCCCGAGTTTTATTTCTGGGCTTTGACAAGCGGAAATGATGCTTACGTCTCCCAACCGATGCTTGTATTCGGCAGCGCAATCGGCGAGGGGAATTATTCGCGTCCGAGCGGGGAGATTATCAATGTGGAGAAAAACATCACCATCCAAAACGGAGTGGTTCCGCTCGCGGCAGACGATAAGATTTTGAATCTTGAGGCACTTTCGGAAGGCAAGATTCCGAAGGGTTGCAAGGCGATTGGAATTTCAACCCAAGTCAGAAACTCCGCAGTAGCGAGCGACCAAGGCATTCGTTGGGGTGCAAAATCGGGCGACCCGCAACCGTTTGATGTTTTCAACTATCCACAGGTCAATGACTTTTATTACAACGCGAACGGCATTGTTGCTTGTGATAACAATGGTGACATTTACCAAGAGGTCACAGAGGCGGGAGCTACTTTATACGCATTATTTCAATATGGACGTTCTGTTCAACTGCGCTAGGAGGATTTGAAAATGGAGATTAACAAAACAATTCCAATAGATGACACGATGCAACGTGTGTTGGTGACAATCACGCACGGCAGCGACTCGTATGGGTTTGATGCCAACACGCCAATATTGGAAGGCGACGAGTTGCAAGCGCATTGTGATGCGAACGAGTTCAAGTGGCTCAACAACATCTTGTATCAAGTCTATGGCCGCAACATCCAGTTCCCGACATTGGAGGAATGGGACGAGTGGATTGCCGCCGGTTGCAAGCTGGAGGAAATCACCGAGACAATAGTAACGCCAGCGCAACCCGCCGTTGATGCGGTTATGGGCGAGCGGCAGAAAACAGTCGAGAGTTCGGAGGAAATCACAACTACAGAAATCGTGGAGGTCGATGGCAAGATGGTGCAGAAGTCAGTCACCAAAACGGTGGTGACGAACACACCGGAAACCAAAGAAGTGCCGCTGTTCGATGAAGCTGGTGAGGAGGTTGGGACAACAACCGTGCCGGTGATGGAATCTTACGAGGTTAGCCCAGCCGTTGAAGCGGTGGAGGAAACCAGCGAGACGGTTGTTGTCCGCGCCGAGACGGTCGTGGAGAAAGTTGCTTGGAAAGACACAGCAGAATAATTTTGGTAAGATGATTGAAGTAAACACAAAACCGAAGGCGGGACTCAACGTCTCGAAAGTAAGAATCAGCTTAAACAGCTCGGCAGAGTTCAATATGCAGTTCAGCGTAGTGGGCTGGGGAACATATACGGATGGCTCTGGGGCTGTCGTTTGGGGTAACAGTCCCATCGTCAACACGTTGCTTTTGGTGAGCGGCGAAGCGTGGACGAACTGGGGTAAAACACCGGGACAAACTGATGCGGATTATATCGCCAATCTAGCACTCGCCCAGCTTGGGCTTGAGCGCGATGACACTGTTGTTGCGGTTGAGCCAGAAGCCCCAGCGGAAGAGCCGGCGGAGTAGCAGGGTGAACTGGTTCGACGATTGCAAGGTAATCGCGGCCTCGGTGGCTGGCTTGGGCAATTGGATGCTCCAAGTTGATCTTTTGCTGAAGGTCTTGATTAGCTTAATGAGTCTTTTGTATGTGACTAAGAAGTGCGTGGATCTGTATAGGAAATGAAAAAGACGATTGTATTAATTGGGACGTTGCTGCTGCTGGCGGCAAGCGTCGAAGCTGGTGATCTTT